AGATGTTAGCATTGTACGACGTTGATAGTCTAATAACAAGACCAATATTTCTAATACTTGTATTATGTATATTGGGTATTTTTACATATAGTTTTATAAAGAAAGGAAAAATCGATTATGCGTAAATTACTTTTAAGCCTAGCATTAATACTAGGATTCACAACATCAGCACTTGCTGATTATACAATGATTGTACCACAAAAGCCAGGTGGCGGTACAAGTGTTTGGGCACAGATTGTTGCTACAGAAATGGAAAAATATCTAGACGAAAAGATTGTCATCAAGCACATCAGAGGTGCTAGAGATATTCCTGGTTTTAACAAGTTTCATAATGAACTACAAAATGATCCTAAAACAATAATGGTATCGCATGGTGGTAATGGTGTAAGTTTTCTAAATGAAAAAGTAGACTACAACTATGCAGACTATGAAAGTGTTGGATTAATGAACCTTAATATTATTGTGGCTTCACGTAAGGATCATAATCCATATGGTGGAAAGAGAACTGCTTTTGCTGCTGGTAGTGGAATGATTCCAGAAGGAATCGCAATGACATTGTTAAAATGTGGTGCAGGACTTACTACAGATGAATACATTGACTGTTTCAAACGTAAAGTAAATTGGGTAAAGGGTATGTCAGGTGGTGAAAGACGTTTAGCATTTAAACGTGGTGAACTTGATGGCACAAGAGAAAACCCTGCTGCTTTTAAAAAACATGTACAACCTACTATAGACAAAGGCATTGCAGGATTATGGTTTCATCATGGAATACTACAAGCAGATGGTACACATGCTGATGATCCAAACTATCCAGGATACCAAATGGAAAAACTATTCTATGCCGCAAATAGAACCGCACCAGAAGGTGATTTATATGCCGCCTATAAACTTGTAAAAAGTTTTCGTGATGGTATGCAAAAAGCACTTTGGGTAGGTAAAAATAATCCAAACAAAGCCAAACTTATCGCAGCATTGAAACAAGTTGCTACAAATCCAGAAAGTGTAGGTGCAGTAGAAAAGAAAGTTGGCAAGTATCAATGGCTAATTGGTAATGCTGGTGATGCTCATAGAGATACACTTATGAAACTTATTACACCTGAAGCATTAAGCACACTTGTGAAGTTTAACAACGAAGCATTTGGCATAAAAGCCGTGTATAAGGATACACTACTTGCCCAAAAATAATAGTGGCATGGTAGTTTACGTTAAATATGCGAGTGCAGTAATCATACTTATTGCTATGGTACTGCATGTCGCAGGCGTAACTCCATGGAATAGCATATTACAAATGATAGGTGCTAGTGGTTGGATTTATGTAGGATACAAATGGAATGAACGAGCAATCATACTAAACTTTTTACCACAGTTTGCGATAATCGTTCCTATGTTGATTTGGATGTATTTCTTATGACAGTATTAATAGCAGGCGGAGATAGTTTTACATATGGTAGTGAACTACCAAGCCAAGAACATACTTGGGCAAATTTACTAGCAGAACGTAAAGGTTGGAATATTTGTAACACTGCAAGACCAGCAGCAAGCAATAGTTCTATTAGACGTAATATTATGAATGCAGTAAACAAGTACAAAGATTTAGATTTGTATGTTACTGTTATGTGGACTTTTCCTAATCGTTATGAATTTAGATTTACTTATGATACAGGGCAAATAGGTAGTCCATGGTATAGCATTAATCCATGGACTTTCAATGATCAAAATTTTGAAGATCATTTTTTTAACGAAAATGATGATGTATTACTACACCAAATAGAAAATAGAAAACGTGCCGAAAATCTAGGTATTTCAGACTTTGCACGTAGTTATATACAAAATGTAGCAGAAACAGAATATTGGGAAGTTTACACTAGTTGGTGTGAAATTGTTATGCTACAAAATTATCTAATGAAACATCAAATAAATTACAAGTTTATGCAAGTAGATAATAGTTTATTTGAATTTAATGATAATATGGATAGTACTCTTAAAACTATACGTAGCGACATAGATATGTCAGCATTTATAAATGATGAAGGTATGTACAACTGGGCAAAACGTACACAACAAGAGTTTTATACGACTCATCCTAAAGAGTCTGCACATATAGAATGGATAAATATGTTATATGATAGGATTGTGTAATGGATATAGTTGATATTATCAAAAATACTAAAAGTATTTACATGAGCGAGAGCAGTCTAGAAACTATGATGGACATTGAACGTGTTGTAGATAGTCTAGACATTTATGCTTTTAAAAATTGGAAAAAAGGCGAATTAGTAGAAGGCCCTATACGTAAAAAGCATTGGGTAGAAGCAACTTTTATGTGGCCAAAAAAATTAATGCCAGATCCTGATGGTGCAAAACGCTTACTAGGTTATAATGCAAAAGTAACGTACAGAGAGAGTACGGTTGCTACACCAGTCAAAGTAGAAGATTACAGTGACTTTCGACCGGGTACTAAAAAGCCCAAATTACGTGAAGATCCAGTTTGGCTAGTGAATATAAAATTACCTATTGAACTTATAAAAGAATTCCGTGATGGATATATGGACATTGAAGGTAAAGAAATAGATATTTCAGAAATTGATAATGCATATGAAGAAGGTTTAGATCAAGCAGAACTAACGAACTTGAATAAAGACAAGGATTAATTTGATGCCACTTGATGAACAGGATGTAGAAGGTCGTATAGAAGATACTGTACACTTTGATGAATACAAGCCTAAGATGGGCTCTGATGATGCAATTATAGTTGCAACATTTAAAGTATTAGGTAAAGAACCAGCAAAAGATTTAGAAAGTTTTATTGAAAAAGGATATGACTGGGTAATAGATGCTGAGACTAGTGCAGGTGAAATAAGTGAAGGCAAGTATATTGTTTTTGTTGAAGCAGAACGTAGAACACATTATCCTGCAAAGTTTATGGGTCTTATTGAAGACCTTAAAAATATTACAGATGTAGAAGACTGGCTGTTTATGTACTTTGACAAACCTGAAAGTAGAAAAAATATAATACTTCCTCTAACACAAACACAGTTAACAAATAGTATACCACTTAGTCCTAAAAAATATAGAGATGCTAAACGTGCAGTAGTTGCAATAGAAAGTATTTTAAATAGTGCAAGAGTACCTAGAAGTAAAGGCGATATAGAAAAGTTTAAACCTTACGAAGCAAAAGAGAGATAATCAATGCAAGAAAATTACGACAAATGTATAGAAACAATTTTACATCATGAAGGTGGTTATGTAAATCATCCTAGTGATCCAGGTGGTGAAACTAACTTAGGTGTTACACTAAAAGTTTATGAAGCATGGTGTGCTGAACAAGATATAGAACAAAAAGACATGCGTGATCTTATTGTTGAAGATGTTGCACCAATTTACAAAAAGAACTATTGGGATAGAGTAAAAGGTGATCAATTACCAGCAGGATTAGATTTATGTGTTTTTGACTTTGGTGTAAATGCTGGTACAGGACGTAGTGCAAAATACTTACAAACAATGATTGGTACAGTTGCAGACGGAGGCATTGGCCCAAATACACTTAAAAAATTAGATGAATATATAGAACAAAACGGATTAACAGATACCATAACAAACTTTCAACAAGCAAGACAGGAATATTATGAAAGTCTTAGCACATTTGAAACATTTGGAAAAGGATGGACTCGACGAGTAGATGAAACTACAGAACTAGCACTTAACATGATTTAGGAGAGAAAAGTTGGGATTCGCATTCGATACACCAGTAGACCCATACATTGAAGTAATGTCAGAAAGTGATATTGACACATGGTGGGCAAGTAAAGACAGAACAATGGTAGCAGGTTGGGATGACGCACACGGATATATTATGCGTGATATTAGTAGTCGTATTCCTAAAGGACACACTATTAAACACGGTATCAATGATGCAGGTAACAAGTATTATCTAACAATCAGTGGACCAAACATAAACAAAAGCTGGACATAATTTGACAGTAGAAAATTACAAATCAACAAGTTGTGTAGTTTGTGGACATTATAGTCATTGCGGACAACCGCTATGGCTTGAAAATAAAAATCCACAGGATGGTAACAACATCTATAAGGCTTGCGAAAATTGTAGTTGTGAAAAATGTAATAAAGGAGATTCAGATGATTAAAAAATTTATTACAAGTAGATTAGAAGAAAGAACAACCTGGGACGGTGCTATGCTAATAGGCTTGGGTCTAATAGTTTTAATTGCAGGTCCATTTGCAAAACTTGCAGCTTATATTGCAATAGGTTACGGTGCTTGGACAATTTACAAGAGTGAATAATGGCTAGACTGTATCTTGTTTTATTACTTTTAGGTGTATTAGGAGGCGTTGGTTACGGTGCCTATGGTTACTATACAAGTACACAACAAAGGATACAAACTCTATCAGAAAATAATGCTAAACTAGAAGTAGCAATTGAACAAAGCGAAAAAAGTGTAAACTTATTAAAGAGTGAAGCAGCAAAGAATGCAGAGCTTAATAAAAATTTACAAGTACAATTACAAAAAGCAGAAGCATATGGAGATGATCTACGAAACAGATTAAGAAAACTTGATCTATTAGCAGATGCTATTTCTAATGCTAAAAATTTAGAAGGACGTATGAATGGTGCAACAGCTAAACTATGGCGTGAGATCATGGCGGAAACTGGCAACAACACTGGTGGTACTAGCGATCTTCCTTTCTGGTTGCAGCAGAATAATGCCGGAACCGGAAGTAAAGGTAGTGACACAAGTGCAAAAAGTGACAGTACCGATAGTAGCAAGACCAAAGCCGATTAACCTTACTGACGTACGAGTATATGTTGTAAATAAAGGCAATTTGGAAGCATTTATTGCTGAGTTTCAAGAACAAAATGGCGAACTAGCCTTTGTGGCATTAAGTATTGATACATACGAAAACCTTGCACTTAACATAAGTGAATTAAGACGTTTCATAAATCAACAAAATGAGATTATAGTCTATTATGAAAAGGCAATGACGCCAGATGAAACAGATAAAAAAGATAAATCTACAATCAAAACTGACTGACACAATAAGTGGTAAAATGTTAATCTATACAGACGATCCTACAATAGGACGTAGTTTAGATCTATATGGTGAATACTGTCAACCTGAAATAGAATTATTAAAAAATTTATCGAATAAAACTACATGGTTTGTAGATATAGGTGCAAACATAGGCACACATACAATTCCTATGAGTTATCATGTGGATCGTGTTATAGCATTTGAACCTGACGATGCTAATTTTGATTTGTTATCAAAAAATGTAGCAGGCTTATGTGCAATAAGAAAAAATGTTACTGCAACTAAAATGGCAATAGGTGATACATTACAAGAAGTTAATACACAATTTGATTTTGGTAAAACAAAAATTGTACAAGGCACAGGTATAAAATCTGCTCCATTGGATATTTTAGGTTTACCTAAAGTTGACCTAGTAAAAATTGACGTAGAAGGTCAAGAATTAAAAGTATTAGTAGGAATGCGTAATATTTTAATTACATATAAACCAGATATGCTAATAGAAATGCAAGACGAAACAACGTATAATGAAACGTTTGATTTTTTGAAAAGTTGTAATTACAACGCATATTGGTTTCCAGTTAGCACATACAGTAAAAACAATCAAAAAAATAATACAGATGATGTATTTGGTCCTACCCACGGAGTTATAAACTGGATTTGTACCGCATATCAGTTAAATACAGAGTTAGAGCCAGTAGTCGACAGAGATGATACTGTGGAACGTATGGTTTATAGGAGAAGAAAGAATGTGGGAAATGATAGAAAGGATGGCAGATGACCGTCTATGGATCTATACTGCAATAGTAGGATCATTATTTGGAGCCGCTTTTTTATTCTGGTTCAAAGACACACGTATGGCTACTTGGGGTGTACAAAAATTTGATGCTACACTAGAATATCTTGCAATACGTTGGGGTTGGACATGGTTACAAAATGATCCAAATGCTTGGCGTGTAAAATATCCTAAAATAACATCAAAAATTGATGAACTTGAAGCCAGAATTCAAGAATTAGAGGAGAGAAATAATGGCTGAAGAAATTAAACAAGCAGGCTTTCACCCTGCAGATACAAACGGTGACGGTAAGGTTACCGAAGAAGAACAGGCAATGTATTTAGAGTTCAAACGCAAAGAACTAGAAGATGCAGATGCTATGCGTGATGCACAACGTAGCATGGCATGGTTTGCACTGTTTGGTATGTTGTTGTATCCAGCAATTGTTTTAATTGCAAATCTATTAGGCATGGAACAAGCTGCAAAAATATTAGGTGACATGGCTGCAGTATACTTTGTTTCTGTTGCTGCTATTGTAGCTGCATTTTTTGGTGCACAAGCAGTAGGCAATACTAAGAAAAAGTAAAAATTTATCTATAGTCCTAATATAACGTAAATAGAAATATGAACTATTATGATGTATTAGGACTGAAAACAAATTGCAGTCCACAAGATATTACAAAAGCATATCGCACATTAGCGAAAGAATTTCATCCTGACACAGGTGGTGATGAACAAAAGTTTCACGAAATAAGTGAAGCATATGATGTTCTAAAGGATCCACATAAACGTGCAAGATTTGATATGCACAATGCTAGACAACATACACTAAAAACAAATGATGTTTTTGATGATATGTTTACTGTATTTGGAAGTGCAGGATTTCATCCAAGTAAGAGAGAATATACAAGAACAAAAACAAATAAAAATTTGGGTATTGTTATAGATTGCACACTAGAAGAAAGTTTTATCGAACAAGAAAAAACTGTTAGTATCAAACATACAAATGGCACAAGACATTTAGTAAACTTAAAGATACCTCGCAGTGCCAATGATGGAACAAAAATAAAATATAAAGGACTAGGAGACTTAAGATATCCTAATCTTCCACAAGGTGATTTAACTGTTACTGTAAAAATTATACCAGATAATGTGTTTATTAGAGAAGGTGATAATCTAAAAATGCACTTGACAATAAACGCATGGAATGCTATAATAGGGACTGTTGTACAAGTTACGACCATAGATAAAAAATTATTAAACTTAAACATTCCTGCAGGTACACAGTTTGGCACAATACTAAAACTTCCTAATTACGGAATGTATAAAAAACAAGGTGATAGAGGTGATTTATTAGTTCAAGTATTAGTAAAAATACCTGAAAATTTATCTGAACAACAATTAAATATATGTAAGAAACTAAGAGATGAATAAATGAAAACAGGCAAAGAAGTTGATAAAGTTTTAGAAGTAGCAACTAATATTGCGTCTAAATACGGACATTCTTATATTAGTACTGAGCATATGTTACTTGCTATTTTAAAAAATAATCAGTTTGCTAAATTATTAATAAAATTTGGTGTACAACTTGATGAGATATGTCTCGATTTAGAAAGTCACATTGTTAATCAGTATGGAAAATATACAAATAGTAAACCAGTAAAAACACAAAGTTTAGAACGTGTATTTAATCGTTCACTTACAAGTGTTCTTTTCAGTGGTAGAGATCAAGTACAAATTGTAGACATATTTGTTAGTTTAATGCAGGAAAACAATAGCCACAGTAGTTATTTTTTAATGAAATATAATATTAATAGAGACGAGTTTTTAGAATTTGTAAAACGTAACGATAGGAATAGTGCATTAAGTAGACAACAACAACAATACTTAAATGGAATTATAAATGAGTTCTGTGAAGATCTAACAAAAGAAGCAACAGAAAATAAACTAGATCCTGTTGTTGGCAGGGATGATGTTATAAATGATATCACTCAAACATTTGCAAGACGTAACAAATCAAATGTACTGATGGTTGGTGATCCTGGTGTTGGTAAGACTGCAGTTGCTGAGGGTCTAGCAGTAAAAATAATAAACAAAGAAGTTCCAGAATACCTTTATGATCATGCAGTTTACAATTTAGATGTAGCTAATATGTTAGCAGGCACACAATACCGAGGACAATTTGAAGAACGTGTAAAAGAAGTATTAGAAGCACTGATACAAAAAACAAAATGTATATTGTTTATTGATGAAGCACATACACTAAAAGGTGCTGGTGCTGGTGGTAATGGCGGTACAGATTTTGCTAATATGCTTAAACCATATTTAGGCAGAGGCAAACTTAAAGTAATTGCCAGTACAACTTGGGAAGAATACAATCAGAGTTTTGAAAAAGACCGTGCGTTAATGAGACGTTTTTATCATATAACTGTTGATGAACCTACACCTAAACTTGCAAAAGAAATACTTAAAAATAGTGCAAAGTATTATGAAGAATTTCACAGTTGCACAATTACTGCAGAAGCAATTGAATATGCAGTAGATTTAAGTGTACGTTATCTCACTGATAAAAGATTACCTGATAAAGCATTTGATATGATTGATAGTGCTA